GAGAGTGTTACCTTTACCTGTGCCTTAGATTCTAATGTGACACAACATTCTTACCCACAGAAAGGTCATCCTGCATATAGAACTCCTGTAACAATTAACAAAGTTACAGCAACCACTATATCCGTCAATGTTGGTGGATATGAGAATGGTACGGTTCACACATTTGTAAGTGCAACTGCTGATTGTATTAAGGCTGGTTCTTATATCAGTACATATACTCCATCTGATGCTCAATACGATCCAACTAATGGCGTAATGGTTGCAGTTATAGGCAAACACAATTTGGTCAAGGGAGATTACATTCAATTCAAACCTTTGAGTATTACGTTTGAATGTAACGGAGATCAGATTACACACCCAAGACCTACTGATCCATTCTATAATAAGCAAATTAAAGTTGATGCAGTAACAGCAACATCGATCACAATGAATGTTGGTGATGCTGGTGGTTATACGGGTGCCCATACATTTGTAAGTGCAGAAGTTGGTGCGATCGAAGCAGATCCTATCATTTGGACAGATCCTGCAACATATCTGGATTACTATACACCGACGGATGCGACATATGATCCTAGTACGGGTATCAGTACGGTCACATTACCAGGTCATGATATTGAAATTGGTGATTATGTTGAATTTGCTCCTTATAGTTTCACATTTACTTGTGCGGATGATGGCAATGCTACTGAGCATTCTTATCCTCGTAAGGGTGACAGTAATTATCGTGAAACAATGGAAGTCACCAACGTCGCTGGAGATGTTATCACGGTTAATGTTGGTGGAACCGGTGGTGGTGGGTTACACACATTTGTAAGTGCATCAGATGCTGCCGTTGCTAAGACAACTTATAATTCTCAGGGTCAAAGAGCAAGAGAACAATTACAAGCTAACAGAACATTCCTCCAAGAAGAGGTAATGGCCTTCCTCGATACGCAATACTTTGTCTTTGATGGCGATAAGTGTTCAAGAGACACAGGATATATTCTTGAAGCTGTCAGACGTGACGTATCTACTGGGTCGAATTATAATTCGGTCTATGCTGGTCTTGCATATCGTGCAGGAACTACCAGTGGAGATTATGTCATTTCAGACCAACTTCCACAAACCGTTGCTGCAATAGGTTATCTGAAAGATGAAATTGCAAGCAGAGTAACTGGTTCAGAGTTGACTGCCGCTAATGCAGGATTCGATGAGATTATCGATATCTTGAGTAATGGTACAGGAAATGCAGATACCTTGAATTTTGGAACTGCAACTGTTGGTATTACTGGTCAAAACGGCAGATTACATTTACAAGCAAATAAGACATTCTTGCAAGAAGAAGCAATTGCGTACATTGCACAAGAATTCCCCGGCTTTGTTTATGATCAAGCCAAGTGCAGAAGAGATATTGGTTATCTAGTAGATGCAATTTCTTTCGATATTTCTCATGGGTCTAATACCTCTGCAATCAATTTTGCTAGATTGTATTTCGATAAGGGTATTAGTACACTGCCTGAAAATCAAAAGGCTAAGACCGCAGAGGTTTATGAACACCTTGCAAATGTTGCTTCTAATATTGTACAAGCAATTGGTGTTACACCCACCACAGGCAATGCACAAAGTCAAGATATTGCAAATGCCGATGCTGGAATTGAAATTGCTAAGAGAACATATGATCTGATGGATCTTACTGCTAAGGTGATCAGAGAGGATACTCTTGATTGGTTGCCAACAGCAATTGAACCCGGTTACAACACCGTGGCTCAGATGACAGCATCTAATACAATTGATGGAATTACAGAATCACTTCAGGGTGGTGTAATTAAGTACCTCAGAGAATTCCACAACGGTCTTCCTTATAATAAAGAAAAGTGCTACAGAGATGTCGGTCTCATTACCGATGCAATTTCTAAGGATATCGAATACGGTGGAAATGCATCCACAATCGAAGCTGCAAAATATTACTTCACGGTCGATGAAAGACTTGCATCTTCTTATGAAGAACTCAGAACCAAGAACGTTCTTTCTATTCCAGTAACAGGTCAGTTCTCTGTGCTGGATGATCTGGCTGCAGTATCTGGTCTTAGAGAGGCTACAAATATTCTGCCTCAAGAACAGCGTATTCCTACCAAGAGAGCGTTCGAACATCTGGCTGCAACCGCGGCCTCTATCGTTCAAGAAGTTGCAGTAACACCTACCACAGGTAATGCTCAAGTACAGGACGTATCTGGTACAGCCGCAGATGCTGCTACAGGTACAGCAGTGGCAAACCTGTTTAATATTATTTCTGGTGTTGTCGATGATAATGATCTCGACAATCTGACCACTACCGAAGTCAAGCCACTTGCTGATCCTAATAGAACAGTTGCTCGTCAGCAGATCCAAATGAACAAAGAGTTCATTATTGATGAGGTTGTTGCTTATCTCAACGATGAGTTCTTCACCTTTGACGGTGAGAAATGTAAGAGAGATTTGGGCCTGATCATAGATGCAGTAAGACGAGACGTACTGACTGGTTCTGATTTCAATTCAAACTTTAACGGTCAGGCTTATAGGTCTGGAACTGTAGGTTCGAATTTGGTCATTGATGAACAGCTCACAGAAACCGTTTCTGCTATCAGATATGCAAAAGACCTTTGCGTGAATTCGATCGTCGATCCTGCTACGGCAACAATTGCTGCAGCAAGATTCGACAAGATTATCGATATCATGGGTAATGGTACTGCATATTCTAACGTAATTGAATACGGTTTTGATTCTGTCACGGCTGAAAGAATTAATGCAAGATCACAGTTACAGCTCAATAGAGCGTTCATCCAGGCAGAAATAACTGCATGGATTGCACTGAATTACGGATCACTCACATATGATGTTGCTAAGTGTGAAAGAGACGTTGGCTATCTGGTAGATTCTGTGTCTTGGGATATTCAACACGGTGGTAATACAGCTTCGAGAAATAATGCAACACTGTATTTTGAGAATGCTGTAAGCACTCTACCTGAAGATCAACGTGCTCCTACTGCAGCCGCATTTGTTCACCTTGCTGCAGTTGCTAGATTAATTGCTAATGGTGATCCTGTCACACCTACAACTGGTAATGCCCAGACACAGAATACTGCTTCTGGTAACTCCGGTGGACCAATTGCAAGTGTTGTAGAGTCTCTATTCACAATTGTCGCAAATGCAATTCAGCAAAATGGAATCGACGGATTACCTGCTCTTGAAGAGCCTATTGTAACTGCTTATAATCCAGAATTGCAAGCCGCATATAATTCTATGGGCACAGCAAAGATAACTGCCCAAGACGGCGTATTGCAACACCTTTCTACTTACTTCAATACTCTTTACTACAATGAAGATAAGTGCAGAAGAGATACCGGCTACATTATCGATGCCGTATCACACGATATTCAATACGGTGGTAATGCTGCTACTGTAAATGCTGCTCACAACTACTTCCAAAATGCTGTAAGTACATTGCCTCTCAATCAGAGAGAACCTACCAGAAAGGCATTCTTACGCTTGGGTATGGTGATGAATCATATTACCCGCGAGATGGAAGTAACACCGACTGTTGGAAACACACAGACTCAATTCTATAACCATGTTGCTGCAAATCCTGCAACAGGCATGTTGGTTGAAGATCTGGTTAAGATTGTTGCTAATTCGGTTGATGATGCAACTCCGGCAACTACAGCAATTCCTGCAATTGTTGAACCTTCTCAGACATGGGTTTCTGGCAATTACACCAGTGCTGTAGATGTGATAGAGAGTTCTTCTAAGACATGGGCAGACGGTGTGATCAGTCACATTAGTACCACTTACAACGGATTGAGCTTCCCACGAGGTAAGTGCAGAAGAGATGTTGGATATCTTGTTGATGCCGTTTCTCACGATGTTCAATACGGTGGAAACTATGCTAGTAGAATTGCGGCAGGAATTTATTTTGAGAATGGAATTTCTGTACTCCCAGCAGACACTAGAGTACAAACCGCTGACATTTATAATTTCCTAGGTGTTCTATTGGCTGGTGTTGTGCAAGAGACTGATGTTTCTAATACTACACTAACAGATACAGCACAAGATACAAGTGGTACTCCTGCTACTCTAACCGAAGGTACAAGAGTTGCAGAGTTGATATCGATAGTAGAAACCGTAATTAGAGATGACGATTTAGATGCTCTGCCAATTATGGAAGAGCCAGATACATCTTGGGTTGCGGCAGATCTCATTGCAACAGCAGAGATGATCGATGACAATACCGAAGAGCTGTCAATTGATCTGGTCGAATTCTTAAGAAGAGAATTTGATGTTCTGGATTACAACCGAGATAAGTGTCGACGAGACACTGGATATCTACTTGATGCATTTAGCTATGATCTGAACTATGGAGGTAATACTGCATCTCGCTGGAATGCTGACTTCTACTTCTGGAATCAGATTTACAGAATCCCAGAAGATCAGAGAGTACCTACTGCTAGATCTTATCAGCAACTCGGTCGAATCTGTAAAGATGTTGTCCTTGGTAAATACCCAGGTCAGGTCGTCAAGAGTGGAACTGGAACCGAGGTAGAATCTAAAAAGGTTCAGGACCTTGCAAACATCTTCTACCTGACTCAAATAAATAACGATACAACATATCTACCCGTAAAAGAAGAGCCAGATTATAGCTGGATTCCAGATATTGTATCTGATGTGTCATCGATTCTGGAGTTTAATAAGATTGATCTAGCTTTCGATACAGTAAGATATGTAAATGCGACATATAAATACATTGATATTAATCTCACACGTAGAGATGGTTTGAATTTGTTGAAGGCCATTGAGCAAGACTTTAAGACGCTCAACCCACAGGGGCCACCTGCTTCAGATGATTACCTAGAGAACGGAGATAGACAAAGAACCAGAGCATATACAGCTGCATTGTTTGATTTCAATGGTAATCAGGCATTCCCTGTATTCAATGCTACAACACCTGGTTTGAGGTATCAAAGTTCTGTACAAAGAAGTGCTGGTGATGCAACTGATGTTGATGGTGCAATCCCTCTGGCAGACCGCAAACCATATTATGCATATATTGTGGCAACAGACTTGAATACAAGTTTCTACGCTGGAGATATATACTATTGGGATGGAACACAATGGATATTTGATGGGCCAAACAATACCGATCTACTAGATGCCTTTACTGGTGCTTGGGAGAGAATGAGAGATTATCTAGTTACTCTTTCACCAGATGCAGATCACACTGCAATGATTAATGGCTTGATCGATGATTGTTTGATCGATAACGTACTAAGACCAGAAACATTGACATTCGGGTCTCTAGTTGAATCGATTGCTCACCAGTTTAACGGTGCCTCTGCTGGTGTAAACAGAAACGCACTTCCATTGAACTTCCGAAACCTTGGTCTGCCAATCTCGGCACTGGCCTCGGTTCTCTCAGAAGATGGAGGACGTGTGAGATGGTCTGGTGCTGATGAATTGAATAACCAGTACTTTGCAAGGGGTTTGAGAATCAACGGTAGAACAGGAAGAATTGAAGGTAGACCATTTACCTCATCGGTAAGAAAACTTGCAAGAAGAGCTTCTAACAGCAGAGCTTCAGTATAAAGGATAGAGAAATAAATGTCATATACAACTAAAATAGATCCAGTAGACGGTACTACGATTATCGTTACTACCCAGGCTCCGGATGCACTACCAATTGGAAAGACCCTGGAGTTGAGTACAGAATGGCAGGTACTTATTGATGTTCCAAAATTTGAAGTTCCTGAGCTTGTATTCGGTGGTTCTACCACTATCGAACCTGGAATTGGTGAGGTAATTTCTCCTCTCATTGTTGCAAATAAAACAAGTAATACTGTTGCAATTGATGTGAGAACGCACCGATTCATAGAGCCGGTGCCAGGCCAAGGAAATGAATTTTATCTTATTAGAAACCTTAGGATACCTGCTTATGATACCATACCAATTCCGCTTAATGGACAGTTTTTTGCTACAGGTGACACATTAGAGGCCAAGGCCAGTGCAAACTTAGCAATTGACTCAACTATATCATATACCTTAGGACAAGCGGAAGAGTACGATGTCGACTAGATTTAGATCCATTGGCTCCAAGACCATTACTCTTGGGCAGGGAATACCACAACAGTTTCCCATTCAATTAGATCCAGCCCCATTTGAGGGTGCCATTGTTTATGCAGATAATGGTACAATTAAACTCTCGAATGGTACGGCGTGGGTTGATGTTGGAGCAGGGCCTCAAGGTGTCCAAGGTTTTACAGGTACCCAAGGTGTCCAAGGTATCCAAGGTGAGTATGGGCCAGGATTTACAATCATCGGTTCGGTACCAGATGTAGACGCAGGTGGTGATCCACAAGCAACTTTAAATGCAGCATTCCCCAGTCCAAATATAGGTGAAGGTGTCATCGATGATACCGACGACGAGCTTTGGATTTGGGATGGTACCAATTGGATTAATATCGGTTCATTCCGTGGTGTTCAAGGTCTTCAAGGCACTCAGGGTGTTCAAGGTCTTCAAGGCACACTCGGAGAAAAAGGTATTCAAGGTACCCGTGGTTATAGAGGACCACAGGGAACCCAAGGTACTCAAGGTTTCCAAGGTGTTCAAGGCTTCCAAGGAATACAGGGCATACAAGGTGTCCAAGGGCCTCAGGCCTCACAGGGTACCCAAGGTATTCAAGGTAATCAAGGACTTCAGGGTCTTCAAGGTGTTCAAGGACCGCAAGCTTCACAAGGAACTCAAGGCTTCCAAGGCAATCAAGGGATGCAGGGTTTCAACGGTGATGATGCTGGATCGGTATATGAATATCGACTACTAAATTCTAATATTGAGGCTGACCCAGGTAGTGGTCAGATGATTTGGAATTTACCTAGCAACCCAACCGATACTTTCTCCACAACTACAAGAATTTGGATTGACGATGAAGCCTTCTATGGCGTAAACATGGAAGGAATTTATTCGGCAATCGCAGCAGCAGACTCTGTTAATAAAGCCTACATGAAGGTAACAAAGCGTGGGCAACCAGATGATTATGTTGTATTTACTATTCAGGCAATTTCTGATAGTACCGGTTACTGGCAATTAGATGTAACATTTATAGCCGGTAATGCAATCAGAGAGAATTTCGTTGAAGAAACATCACCTGGTGTTTTTACTTCTTATCCTCTACTCGTAGATTTTTCTATCAGTGGTGATAAGGGAATTCAAGGTGATCAAGGCACCCAAGGTTTCCAAGGACTACAAGGACCTCAAGGTCCACAAGGAATGCAGGGAACACAAGGTGTTCAAGGTGTCCAAGGCCCACAAGGGCTTACCGGTAATCAAGGTACCGTTGGTGCTTACGGCGGTGTAACATTTAGATACGAGTATAATGCTCTCGATGTAACTAATACAGACCCCACACCCGGATTCTTAAAGGGTGATAATGCAATATTAGGTAATGCTACTGAATTATACATTGACGTCACTGATGCTGATGGTGTTACCATTAGTGCAATGCTTGCAGATTTCTATGCGTCTTCAAATCCAAATAGTAAGGGCTATTTGAAACTGGCAGATGCATCCAACGTCTATAATTATGCTCTCTTTGAGGTGACAGGTGGTAACCTTGTAGGTACTGCTGGAACTGGATATCACGCAGTAGCAGTAAATAGTCTTGTTACAGGTCAAACCTATTCTAACGGTACAGATTTCCGAATCTCATTTATAAGAACTGGTGATCAAGGCATACAGGGCAATCAAGGTACTCAGGGTATTCAAGGTTTCCAAGGTTCACAGGGTACTCAAGGCTTCCAAGGATCTCAAGGGACTCAGGGTATCCAAGGTGTTCAAGGACCACAAGGTCTTCAAGGTACTCAAGGTTTCCAAGGAACACAAGGCACACAGGGCATTCAAGGATTACAGGGTGTACAAGGTTCCGTTGGTGATTTCGGTGGCCTTACATTTGATTATACATTCGATTCTGCGACCACTGATGCAGATCCTGGTCAAGGTAATTTAAGGTTTGATAATGCTGCATTTGATTCAGCAACTAAAATGTATATCGATGACCTCGATGATGCAGCTAATGATCTTTCTCCACTCTTCACGGAACTTGACATTAATGCAAGTGGTGTAAAAGGCCTGTTTAGAATTATTAATGCAGCCGATGTTACCGAGTTTGCTACATTCAATTATACAGAAATCACAGATTCTACCGGTTATCATACCTTTGATGTAGCCCACATTGCTGGTGTAACCTCGTTCACAAATGGCGCAGATATTAGAATTACATTTGTTAGAACTGGAGACCCAGGCCCTCAGGGTGCTCAAGGTTCTCAAGGACCTCAGGGTACCCAAGGTTTCCAAGGTGTTCAAGGGCTACAAGGTATCCAAGGCACACAGGGCATCCAAGGCACACAGGGCATCCAAGGTATGCAAGGTACCGTAGGAGATCACGGTGGACTTTCTTGGAATTATCTCTTTGATTCAAATACAAGTTCTGGATCGGCCCCAGTTGCAAATAGCTGGAAGATTGATAACTCCAATATAACGCTTGCAACGAAGCTTGTCATCGATGATATTCCAGATGATGCATACAGCAACGAATTAGATGACTTCTTTACCTATCTTGGTGCAATACCCGGTTCTCCAAAGGGTCATATTCTTATTGAGAGCACAGCGGATAACGATGGACCTGCAGGTCATCACTTTGTTGTCTACGAGTTTACTGCATTTAACTGGGATAGTGCATCTGAATTATACGGTATCTTTGATGTAAACTACATTGCATCAGGAGCTGTAACAAGTAATAACTGGAATAACGTAGAGTCCGATCACGGCCCAGATACACTGGTTCACTTTATTCCGGCTGGACCACAAGGTACTCAGGGACCACAAGGTACTCAAGGATTTACTGGTATTCAAGGTGGTGCAGGTGCCTCCGGTGGTGTAACATTCGAATATGAGTTCGATACAGATACTGGCACTTCTCTCTTAGGTGCACCTGGATTATTGAAGTTCAACAATGCTTCTCTATCTTCAGCCACTGAAATGAGAATCAGTGATACTACTCAGAATGGTGCAAACCTTGATACACTTCTGAATAATTATATTCTGAACAACCCAGGGCCCATCAAAGGCTTTTATAAGATCATTTCAATTAATGATCCTACGAAATATGTTGTTTATTCTATTACTGGTGGATCAAGCACTCTCACACAATTTGTAATAAACAGTACATATGTTACAGCCTCTACCGGTGCTGATGCTACATATTTTGGAAACAACCCAGCGCTATTCATTACCTTCAGTAGAAATGGAGATGACGGGCCACAAGGTGTTCAAGGTTATCAAGGTACTCAGGGCATTCAAGGTATTCAAGGTATTCCCGGCCAAGGCACACAAGGTTTCCAAGGTACTCAGGGTATTCAAGGTGGCCAAGGTGATCAGGGTGAAGCTGGTGCCTTCGGCGGTGTAACATTTGACTATACATTCAGAACTGATACGAATCTAACTTCGGTCGCCCCCGGCGAAATAGAGCTCAACAATGCAGCTGCAAATATTGCCACACAGATGGCAATTCACCACAGGGACGATAACTTTATTGATATCAGTCAATATTTAGCTACGATTGATGATTCTACAAGCCCCATTAAAGGACACTTTAGAATCTCAGAAGTAGGCACACCATCTAATTTCGTTCTCTTCACAATAAGTTCGATGACCGTTGGTGGCAGCTTCAATACCATAACCTGTTCATATGTTGACGGGTCTCTTGGTTCCGGCACATTTACAGACCAGGCAGATGTTGTAATTACATTTGCTCGAACAGGTGATCAAGGGCCTCCTGGTGCTCAAGGAGCTCAAGGACCTCAGGGTACCCAAGGTTTCCAAGGTAACCAAGGTATTGCTGGAGACGGTAATCAAGGTACTCAGGGACCTCAAGGTTTCCAAGGTACCCAAGGCTTTACTGGTGGCCCAGGTGACGAAGGACCACAAGGACCACAAGGCCCTCAAGGATTCCAAGGTATTCAAGGTTTTGAAGGTAGCCAAGGGCCTTCGGGTGCTGGTTCTCAAGGCCCACAGGGAATGCAAGGAATGCAGGGTGTTCAAGGCTTTGTAGGATCTGGTGGTGATGGTAACCAAGGACCTCAAGGTTTCCAAGGAATGCAGGGAACACAAGGGGTTCAAGGTTTCCAAGGTATTTCTGGTGGTGATGGACAACCAGGTGGCCCAGGTTCTCAAGGACCTCAGGGCACCCAAGGTATCCAAGGTACTCAAGGTATCAGTGGTGATGGAGGCGATGGATCACAGGGTGCTCAGGGACCACAAGGTTTCCAAGGTATTCAAGGTATTCAAGGTATTACTGCGTCAGGTGGTGTAGGGCCGCAGGGACCACAAGGTACTCAAGGTGTTCAAGGTATACAAGGATTTGGCCAAGAAGGTGGTCAGGGTACTCAGGGTTTACAAGGACTACAAGGTATACAGGGGCCCCTTGGTACTGCAAGTACCGGCGCACAAGGTATGCAGGGTACTCAGGGCTGGGAGGGCCCTCAGGGTTCTATAGGGATCGGTGATCCCGGTACACAAGGCCCTCAGGGTATTCAAGGTATCCAAGGTTCACAAGGTATTACAGGCTCCGGTGCAGATGGTTCTCAAGGCTTCCAAGGGACACAAGGTACCCAAGGCTTTACGGGTGCTCAAGGTAATCAAGGTTTTACCGGAGCAGGAGATGTTGGAGCTCAAGGTGCTCAAGGCCCTCAAGGTACTATTGGTCTCACTGGCTCACAGGGTGCTCAAGGATTTGAAGGCGCAGGTGATGAAGGCGCTCAGGGACCACAAGGTACTCAGGGCATACAAGGTGACTTTGGACCACAAGGTACTACTGGTGCGGGTGCTCAGGGTGCTATTGGTTTCCAAGGATTCACTGGTTTCCAAGGTACTCAGGGCTTTACAGGTAGTGCAGGTGCTTCAACATCTATTGATGTACAAGATGTTCATACCTCTGGTCTTCAAAGTACCGACCTACTCGTAACCTTTGTTCAAGGCGGAACCGGTAATAGACCTTTGTATGCTACACTGACACCCAACCCAGCACCAAGTGCCGGTGCTCAGAATTTCCTATACAGAGCTGACCAAGATAAACTATCAGTAGAGAATATCTTTGTTGGAGGCACAATTACTCAAGATACTGGTGCTTCATGGACTGCTTCAGATGGTACTTTAAATATAACCGGAAGTCTTGAAGCTTCAAATGATTTGATTACAGCTTCTGATGCAAGATATAAAGAAAATGTTATTGATATCGAAAATGCCCTAAGCAAGGTCTTGGCAATGAGAGGTGTCAATTATAACATGATAGGTGATGATACACAGAAAATTGGTTTGATCGCACAAGAAGTGCAAGAGGTCATACCAGAAGTTGTATCTAATAATAATGATAGACTTGGGGTTTCATACGGTAATATAGTCGCACTATTGATCGAAGCCATTAAGGAGCAACAGGCACAGCTTGACGATTTGAGAGGTAAGTAAATAATGGCTCTACAGACTAGTGGCGCGATTAGTATCAATGATTTAAGAAATGAATTTGGTCTCGGCGGAACTCGAGGCCTTAATTCATTTTATGCTGATTCTTCAGACCCTTGGATCGGTACAATTCCCACCAGCGGCACCATTGCCATGAATGATTTCTATGGTTCTAGTGTTAGAACTGCACGGCTGGGAAGGCCGGGGTTTGGTGACGCAGCAACTTCTACTGGTTATCTTAATCGCAGAATAGGATGGTCGCGACAAGATGGAAGCCAATTCTATCTTTATGAATATGGTAGTACGAATGCAGCATTCGGTAGTATTACGAGATCCACAAGCTTATCTACTACTGCACAGCTTGGTGGTATTTGGATAACTCAATATTGGTACGGTTCCGGCCCGTCCCGGCCGATCTTTAGTATCTCCCATAGAAGTAGCTCGGACAGTGGATGGACTACCGTACGGTTAAAAGGACCTTCATTTCCTAGCGGTGGCCAGGTGCAATTCTCACTTAACAGAACATCGAGATATACTTTTGCCCGACACTCATACGGTACTACTGAACAAAGAAATTATTATGCTTGGCGATATGTTTGGTGGCAGAGTAGCGGCATGAGCTCTTTACTCACTTCTATTGCTAATTTGTTTGTATATTGCAGAATATATAATAGATCCCTTTATGTAAAATTTGAATGAGGCTATAGATGATTACTTACAAAATATTAAGAGTGAATACCGCAACTCAAACTGTTCAGATTCGTTATTCGAAAGATAACTATGATGATTTCTATGCGCAATACACTTACGATATTCCTTTCACCGAAGAAAAATTGCACCAATTGGCAAAAACTCAAATAGAGGAAGCAGCACATCATTGGCAATTGGCTGATGATGCACAAGATTTTCAAATAGAACAGGATACAGGTGTAGTCAAGGATAGAATTTATGAAGCCACACCTGATTATGATCACCTAACACATACAATAGAACCTGTTATTACGGAAACGGAAACCACCGAAACATACGGCTACAGGGTAGTAGAGTTAAGCTCTGATCAAAAGGCATTTAATATTAGAAATCAGAGAGATGGTTTTCTTTTTGAAACTGATATCTATGCACTTTCTGATAGAACAATGTCAGATGAGATGATTGCTTATCGACAAGGATTAAGAGATATGACAGATCAAGAAGGGTTTCCCGATAACGTTATTTGGCCGGTTCGTCCGATAGATTAAAATGAGCTCCCTTAAGTTTTATGTCTTAACATGCAGGAATTTATTTGCCTTAAAAAGACATGAAAAAACTATTCCAAAAGAAGATTTGTGTATTATCATTAATACACAAAATTCTACCTACGAAGCTGAAGCAGTTTCTTATTGCCAAACTGCTGGAATCGAATATCACGTAACTGCCAGTGACGGTACTGCTGCTACTGGTAAAAACTTTTTCTGCGACATATTCGAAGCCTCTACCAATGATTATGCTGTTTTAATTGACGGTGATGATTTCATCACACCACATGGTGTATGGACATATAAGCAGGTTGCGGCAATGCCCACACCACCGGATGTTGTAGCACTTGAATATCAATATGCATTCTATAGGGCTTGGGGTTATACTCCAGTTATTCCAGCACAGGTAGAAGATTGGAGCATATATGACCCGGATCGTGTACCAGCATGGGGTACACGATGTTTCACTAAACCAAAAGTTTGGTGGGAAGAAGCACTGTCAGGAGATCTCATTAAAGTTGGAGAAAATGAACCAGACGATTTTGCTCAAACTCTTCATGACATTCATAAAGCATGGGCAATTCACTGTCACAAATATATCAATGAATGGGAAACACATTGTAGGCTGGTATTTTTCTCTAAGAAGGCTGTCGATGGCTTCAGATTCGATAATCAATACAGGGTGGGCGAAGATACATTAATGTATTTTGAATTAAAACATGCACACATGCAGGGTAATCTTGTAATGAAACACCTATTCGATAGATATCCTACTTATGTGTATGACACAAGAATAGGTGGTGTGGTAGAAGAAGCCAGAGATGAAGCCGGTACTGATCGTGGCTTTGTTCAATGGCTTACACTTCTAGTTCAAGGTTATGATGAATTGGAATTGGCTGGTAAAATGCACGAAGAAAAATTGCCAGAATTAAAGGTACACACTTACACTGCACCAGAAGATACTTTTAATGCAGATGACTGGGATATAATTTGGCCAGAAGGTTACAGACCAGATGTAATGGGTCTCGTTAACTATCCAGGTAAAAGATTCATCAAACTATAATCCTCCTAGTCTTTCAGTTCCTTTATTCTAGTAATTATAAATACACTAAAAAGGAATTGTCATGTCCTCAAGAGCAAATATTTACATTGATCAAGCAGCAGACTTTCGTGTCAGCCTCGAGTTATTCGATGCAGATGACGACGAGCTGGTGATCGATAGCTATAATTTCTTTGCAAGTATGAGAAAAACCTACGGTACTACTAAAATATGTGATTTCGATGTTGAAAAGAATGGTAATGATATAACCTTGGTGCTTGCAGATGAACTTACAAAAACTCTCAAGCCCGGTAAATATCAGTATGATGTATTGATGGAAAAGCCAACCGGTGAGATCTCAAAGATTGCGGAAGGTCTTGCAATCGTGGTGGACACAATAACAGACACAACAACATACACACCCAGTTCAACCAATACACCTCCTACTGGAGATGGTGTGGCTGATGGTGGATCATTCTAATATAGAGGAATACGTAGATGGCTTTCATAACGATTCTACACAAAAGAAGCAATGTAGAAGATAGACGCCCGACGACAGAGGATTTATTTGAGGGCGAACTTGCACTCAACACTTTTGACGGAAAATTATTTTTTAAGACTGTTAAAAATGGGGTAGAGAATGTCATCGAAATTGGTGAGAATTTTGATGGTCAATATTCTAATCTTACAGGTGCACCTACATTATTGAGTTCATTCACCAATGACCCTGGTTATATTACAGATTACACAGTCACACTTGCGGATGTAACACAACACGAATCCGGCATCACGATCACAGAATCACAGATCAGTGATCTACAAAATTACCTCACGGCTGTTTCTTTTGGACAAGTTACTGACAAGCCTACTACATTGGCAGGATATGGAATTACAGATGCAGCCACAGCTGCACAGGGTGCTCTAGCAGATACTGCACTTCAACCAGGTAGAAATATTAGCACATTGCAAAACAATGTAGGATATCTCACCTCGGTTTCGAATACAGACGTTACTCAACACCAGACAGATATTATCATCACGGAATCTCAAATTAGTGATTTACGACCATATCTCTTATCTGTATCGAGCAGTGACGTTACTCAACATCAAGCTGATCTTCAGCTAACACAGTCTCAGATTACTGATTTCTATGTATCAAATAACGATGTAACACAACATCAGTCGGAGATTCGAATTACTGAATCTCAAATTACAGACTTAAAGACATATGCCACTGCTGATAATGCAATGAATTTTACCAATAAGACTGGTAATATTACACAGTGGACCAATGATGCCAATTATATCACAAATGCTCAAGAAATCAATGATCTAACTGCAAATGTTACTTGGACCACGGTACCGGATCCTTACATATCTCAGTCTGCTGTCGTACAGCATGAACGTCAATTAATTATCTTTGAGAATCAGATTGGTGATTTACAGGATTATCTGACAGCAGTTTCTAATACTGATGTAACTCAACATCAATCTGATATTCGATTAAATCAGTCTCAAATCGTTGATTTTGCTGTAACCAATACAGACGTTACTCAACACCAAACGGACATTAGAATCACTGAGTCTCAGATTACAGATTTACAAGCATATCTGACTTCTGAAACGACAACATCACTGGTTGCAAATACTGTAAGTCAAGAATTACTCTTCACAGATGAAACCGGTGCAGTCAATTCAGTTGATCTAAGTTGGGCTGTAGATGATACAAATCTTGCAAGGTTGGTTTCGGGTACATTAGATGCCAATACAGGTATTGCTACATTTACAAGAGATGATGCCAGCACATTCACGGTTAATTTCAATCCGTTATTCGATGATACCAATTTGACCAGAATTAATGCTGCTTCTTTCGATACAGCAAATGGTGTATTGACTCTTACAAGAACTGATGCCACAGAAGTTACCGTAGACCTCGATGGAAGATTTTTGACAGAGGTTACAAATACAGCAGTAACAGCTCATCAGTCTGATCTTCAAATTACCGAATCTCAGATTACAGACCTGCAAGCTTATATCACAGATTACACGGTCACGGTTGGTGATGTAACTCAACACCAAGGTGCTCTTCAGATTCTAGAGTCACAGGTCGTTGGTCTTGGGCCATATGCTCCATTATCTAATGGTGTGGTACCAGATGCTAATATTTCAAACACATCGATCATTCAGCACCAATCGGAACTGACAATTACAGAAAGTCAGATTTCAGATTTGGGTTCTTATCTCACTGCTGAGGCAGATACGCTGGACGATGTAATTGGTAGGGGTGCAACCACAACCACTACGGCTGTGATCCCATTCCTTTATGCTAATCAAGCAGCATTCCCTGACGCATCTACATATCACGGTGCAATTGCTCACAGTCATGCCGATGGTGCAATGTATTTTGCTCATAGCGGCTCTTGGAATTTGTTGGCGAATGACACATCTAATCGTAGGGTTGATATCGGCCGAGACAGAGACGATAGTTTTGCAAGGTCATTGAATGTAACCGGTCCTATTACATGGGCTGGAAGTCTTGATACCATGGTTGGTCGTGGTGTTACTGGTGCAACAACCTATACGGATAGATTCTCAATTAAGCATAGTATTACTGGTGCTACTGACGATATCCAAATTGAACTTGTCCCAGGCAATGGTGCTGGTGGTAGAGGCAGTGTGGGTGTTATTGGTGGTTTGAAGGTCACAGACGAGATCGAAACTGCTTCAACCTTAAATCTAACTCCATTATCTGCTGCACCTTCAAGTCCGGTGGCAGGAATGTTTGCTGTTGCGGATTATACTAACTGGGATCCGGCATCATCATCTACACCAAGGCCATATCCAGTATTTTATGATGGAGCGGTCTGGAATCCGCTGTATTAAGATCAGGCTAAAACCATAAATAGCTCAGGTACTTCTATGACTAAAGCTATATAAGAATAACAGGACATAAGGGATGAGCATCAAGATAAAGGTTGGCGGATCTAAATCGATTCGATCTGTACCTAAACAAGATTCGACTCGTACAGTTGTTGCCGCAGGTGAGAAAAAGCCTGTAATTACCCCAGATTCTATCGCCCTTGGTGTAGATACTGTTGGTGCTTATGTTCGTAGCATCCAAGAAGGTATTGGGCTTGATGTAACTCTTAATAATAGAGAAGATGCAGAAGTAACGATTTCACACGAAATCACAACTGCCGAAGTTAGTTCCAATAATTCGATTTTAGGGTTCACACGAAATGTAGATATTGATCAGTTTGGTCATGTCACTGCGTTCTACAATTCTTCACTCAATCCTGATAATTTTACCTCTGATGGTACCATCATTACTGCCAAAGATATCGTCTTTGGTAATACTGCCATCACAATCGGTGAATCTACTGATACAATAGAAGGTCTATCGTCATTTAATGTGGGTGATCTTACACTCACTGGTAGTACGATTTCATCTCCAGCGACAATCAATTTCAATTCAAATACATCGCTGATTAATGTCGGTGGAGCAACCATCACTGGTCTCGGTACACCTACAGGGCCGTCTGATGCAGTAACAGTAGACTACTTAAGCAATTCTCTTACGACTGTACCAGATCCAGTAGACCCCACCGACGCTGCAAATAAGAGATACGTAGATCTTCAAAGAGATAATATTCTTTCTAGGATGACTGCTCTTGCAGCAACCACTGCTGATCTGGG